CCATCCATCAAATCCACCTTGGAATGGTACTATAAATTTTCTAGTTTCAACAGAAGTATTTGCAGAATCTAAATCTATACTTCCAGAATAAGGAGATGTAGAGTTAGGATAATTTGCACCTGCTTCTTGATTATAATTTGATAATAAGAAATCAATATTAGAACCATTAGTTTGCTGTCCTGTTACAGGTAATGGTTTTAAGTAATTTAAGTTGTCTGTTGAACTAAAGTCATAGTTAAATCCAAAATATTTATTTGGATTGTAAGATGCATTTATTGTTTGAGTAGTAACAAATGATGCAGCTGGTGAATTTGTAAATGTATTTGGTAATGGATCTATTAATGCTTTAAATCCAAAAGGAACTAAGTTAGGAGATATTGATTTATTTTTAACTCCATTAGTAACTTCAACTCTAATATATTTTGATTTATTAGAATAATCACCAGTAACAGTAACCTTACCATCGGAATCTGAAGTTGTAACTTGATCTCCTATAATTCTACCAATATAATTTGTAGAATCAGGATCTAAATTACAAGTATATCTTTCTACCACATCAGGTCTAGTATCTTCATCTACAGATTTAAATGGAGAACCAATTATTTTATCTGAATTTACTTTTCTTATTACAACATCAAACTGACCATATTCTGATCCTGCAATTGAACCTGCAGGTCTAATATTATCAATACCTACTTTAATTTCATAGTTAGATGTATTACCATGAGAAATAGTTTTAAATCTAAATAAGTTTGTAGTAGATGAACCAACCATTTGTGATGTAATATATGGAGTAGTTGCTTCTGAATATTGATTAGAGAAATCCCAAGATTCGGCAGATGCAGTTTCTATTATTACATCTACATCTCCTTCTGCTGTATTTAATATATCTAAACCTGCATTTTTAAAGTTTGAATATATATATACAGGTTCGGTTCCGTCAGCATTTGAACCAAATACATTACCTATCCAACTAGTTTTAGTTGAAAATAATGACGCAGAATATGCAGTTCCATTTTTATTTGTAGCTCCTGTAAATGCAGATGTATCTGTAGTGTATGATCCAGATACTGTAATTACAAATGAACCAACAGTATCGGAACTAGTTACTATTGTAGATGTTTCAAATAAAGGATCGGTTCCATCAGTTGTTACAACATATGTTGGATGTAATGTAGCAATAGAATATTGACCTAAAGATGAACTAGCTACTATATTTATTGGATTTGTAAGCGAATAACCAGATGTTCCTAGCAATCTAATAACAGTTAAAGAAGAACCATTAGTTAAATATTCATTTGCAGTATAACCAGTATACTGTTTATCATTCATAGAACCAAATGTATTTATAAATTCTCTTCTACCAGTTACAACTGTAGGTACAAATGCAGGTCCTTTTACTGTAGGACCTATTAAAGCAGCTCCAATATCTCCTTCACTTGAAGGTTGGAATGTAGTATCTACTTCTTGTGTAAATACTCCTGCTGATGACCCTATACGTGCCATTTATTTTCCTCAATTAATCATTTTTTATGAATTTCTTTCTTTCTAGGTCTGCTTGACCGTTTCCATATTTAGCAGAAAGTTCATTTACTAATTCCTTTTCTTCTTCTCTGTAAACTTCCTCTTGTCTTATTTCTTTCTGTAAATCTGTTTCTATTTTTTTTATTATTTCCGAAAACTTATGTTTATTAGAATATAACTCTCCAATTTTAAGTAATTGTTTAGCTAATTTATCTCTAACAGCCGTAATCTTATCTATATCCGATTGTTGTAATTCAACTTCAGTAGACATAAAACCTCTTGTATTTTTTTAATTAAAAATCTTTATAAATATAAATATAAGTTAAAATATTCAAAAAATTATATTTCTCGTGATACAATTCGTTCTGGCTGAACAAATTTAGAAACATTATTATTATACCAATATTCGTCTTGTATGATATAACCATCTAATGTTAAATTACATAATGATGATATTTTTCTTTCAGATGAAGATGTATTATTTGCATCATAAATAAAATTATTAAATTTAGTTATAAACTTATAATAATTCTTATCACCAAATGCCAAATAATTATAAGATATTAATTTAGATATAATTTCATCTAATTGAGATTCTGTATCAGTCCAAATATATATATTATAATTTATATAAATGTAATCAGGAAACATTATTTTAAACGTTTCTTTTTGTCTATTTACATTATTCAATAAACTATATTTATCATATACTTGTTCTTTAGAATATTTTTGAGATACAGTCCACATTACATTTGAATCTTTTAATACATTTGCTTTTCTTAATTCTTTTCTTGGCTCTATTGATGTTTTTCTTATGGCTATAACCGGACATTGCAATTTTCCTTTTTCATCTCTTATATATCCATATTCTGTTGCTTCTGTCCATTTTTCTCTATTCATCCATACAATAGGAACTTTTATCTTTTCATTTGCATTTATAGTGACGTATGGAGATATAGTATCTCTAAAAAAATATAATAACGCATCACTATTTTCTTGTAATGATAGCTCTGGTCCCTTTACATCCGTATCTGTAAATTTTATTTGTTCTTGTCTTTTGTTTATATTTGGTACATTAGGTAATTCTATATCATTTCTATGAGATGATATTGTATTTTTTAAATTTGGTTTACTATATACCTTTATATCATTAGACATTTAAATTACCTTAATGTTCTTTCTTTTATATTTAATTGGGTATATCTTACTTTATAACCTTTACATAATATAGATACGTTATAACCAGTATCTTGTTCTCCCCAATGAGTCTTTGGATTTTTACCTGAAAAATATTCATTTTGAAATATTTCTCCTAACTCATAAAAATCATTATCCCACTCAACTATATCACCGGTAGATGGTAAAAAATTAAAGTTTTCTAATTCATCATATAAAAATGAAAATGATATGGTCTGTGCAAAATCTACACCTACCCCGTTAGCATTATTAAATGATGGGTCATTTCTATCTATCAAACAATTTATCTTTATAGGAGAATAATATACTCTATTTATAGATTCATCATATGAATTTTTAGTTGTTTCATCTGGATTTAATTGATATAATGCTACTTCGGTATTAATAACTTTATTTATTAATTCCATATTCATTTTTCGGAAAAAATCTCCATCTCTATATCCGTCAAACAATGGCATTATACTTTTATTCTTCCTTTTTATCCATTAAAAAACAATATATACGTTTATTTTATATATATCCTTCTAGGTATATTTCTCAATTGATTATTCATTGATTCTACTTCAGCATCCATTTTTTCTAACTGACTTCTCTTACTTAATTTATCTAATAAATCAGTTAGCTCTTGTTTTAGTTTTTCTTTTTCTTCCTGTGCTTGAATTAATAAATCATTTGCATTTAATGTTATAGTGGAGTTTGGTATTGGTATAGATGGATATTTACCTCTAATCAACCCTAAACTCTCTTTTGCAAGTGCTAATGCATAGTTTTTAATCCAAGTTCTACCCATATCATTTATTTTAGAATATTCTAAATTATTATAAGGAACATTACTTGCATCACTAACAACATTAGATCCACTACTTTCTATTACATTTCTTCTATCATCGGTTTTAATATAATGATAATATAATTTATGATCTACATCAGGTACAGGAAATATTCTAAGTTTACTATTTATTAATTCAAAACTATATGTTGATTTTCTAAATTGATCATTAAACTCTATAGCTTGCATTCTTATTAAATCTTCAAACATAGTATATGGTGTTAGTGTATAAGTAACACCTTGTGCATATCCAGATAAACCTAATGCATTTAAGAAATCTCTATTTCCTAAATTAGGATCAAAATATCTTAAATTAGCAGGAATTGCTTGATGAAATATTCTTTTTATTTCTATACTACCACTACCACCTGCTTGCGTATATAAATCTTGTAAATCATAGTCTTGAACACCAGATTGTAAATCTATACTACCAGTAAGCCAATCTATATTACCACCAGCACCAACTTCTGCGGAATAGTTCTTTGCTAAACTAATAACTCTATCCAAACTATGTTTGATAACTTTACCGCTTAAATTTACATTTTCAGTAGATGAACCTTGTATATTAATAAAGTTATCAATAGTATTATATTGATTTACTATAGAACTATATTCTGTTACAGATTCTTCTATAACTGAATATATAGAACCAGAAGTTAGTTCTACATCCATAACTGGATATCCGAGTCTATTAGCAATCATCTTTGCTATTTTAGGAGCATCTGTTTGGAATAATGAATCATTATCATAATATCCAAATGGAGTTGATCCTGAAACTGAACCGGGATTACCGTCCCATATTGGTACTCTTACATTCGCCATATATTAATAAATATAATTTACTTTTTGTTCTTATTTTGGTATTCATCAAACTTAACCATAAACTTATCTAAAATAGGATGTCTATGATTAGACTGCAATTCTATAGATGTGAATCCATCTATACCTTCTCCACATTCCAATAGAAATTCTAACCCACTATCATTTTTATTTTTTAAATCTATCTGTCTATAATCACCACAGAATATTATTTTACTTCCAATTCCTATTCTACCTACAATCATCATTGCTTGTTCTATTGTTATATTTTGACATTCATCAACTAACATTATAGAATTAGAAACGGTTATGCCCCTCATAAAAGATAGTGGAGATATAATAATTTCATTCTTTTCTATCATATTTTTTATAGTCTGTTTCTTGCCTGCGGTGCTACCATAACACTTATCAAAATTATCATATATAGGAGCAAGCCATGGATCCATTTTTTCTTCTAATGAACCAGGTAAAAATCCTATATCCTCTTTTGATACCGTTGGTCTTGTTATATATATTTTATCTATATCTTTTGAAAAGAATGAATCTAATGCTATTTGTACGGAAAGAATCGTTTTACCACTTCCTGGTTTACCAAATAAGACTATAATGTCATTTTCTAATATTATCTTTTTTGCTTCTTTTTGTTCTTCATTTAATTGTATGTCAAATTGTGGTTTTGTTTTTGGTTTTATTTTACTAGTATTATCAATTTTAATATCTTTTATTTCACCTAAAGGCTTAGATTTACCCATAAATTACCTATTAAAAATAAAAAAATATATTTAATATAAATATAAAACTAAATGAGTTTAATAGTATAATAGATATTCTTTCTTAGTATTGATTTTTGTATTGAAATGAGATGTGTTGTTTTGTAAGAAATATTTTTTTCCATTTGGAAAATACTCTCTCAATTTAGAATTAAAATTTATTAATTTATTTGGAAATCTATTTATACCTTCTTAGCATATCTAGTTAAAATTAGACATAAAAAAAGCAGATACTTTCGTATCTGCTTAATTTTTAGAAACTTATAAATTATATTAATTATAATCCATAAACAGTTTCAAGACCATCAACTTTAATTCTACCATAAAATTCCCCACGATACACTTTTTTAGCGTAGCGGGTCATTAGGGCTTTAGAAGGAACATAGTTCTCTGGATCCCAAATGATTGGTGTAGAAATTACAGGAATATATGGAGCATAAACCGCACCAGTATGTAAGAATGAAGAACCTTTGTAACCCATTAAGATTTCATTGTTAGTATAGTAAGGAATTACATATACATCAAACTCACCTCTAAAGTTACCAACTTTCTTAGTACCAGCAGCAAACACTTTTGTAAAATCTTTTGTAGCATCAGAAGTAAATCCTGGCATTGATTGGAAGATTGTAGCAATTTTAGGAGAAGTAACTAAGAAGTTAGCACCACCTAATTGTGTTTTTTGGTAAATGTTGTTAGAAACAGAGTTGATTGTGATCATTAACTCTTGGAACCATTGTGTTCTAGTGTATGCAGCAGTTTCACTTTGAATTTGTGTAAAGTCTTGGAATCCACTTCCATTATAATAGTTACCTAATTTAGCTGACCAAGCAGAGTTATTAACTGATGCATCTCTGATCATCTGTAATAATTCTAAGTCAATCTCTCTAGCCATATAATCTGACATTACAGTTGTAAGTTCAGCTTCAGCGTCTAATGAGTGGTAAGCATTAACGTCTTGTTGGAACTCAGGAGTCCATTTTGTTTTTAGTTTTCTTGTTTTAGCAACGATTTCTTCACTTCTCAATTCCATGTTTAATTCTGGAATATCTAATGTAGATTCTTGTGTTTTTGTATATTCAAAATCACCTCTTGCTTCTGAAGAAGGTTGTTTTTGATAAGTAACAACTAAGTCATTAGCAACACCTGAACCAGATACAACGAAAGTAATTTGTGTTTTAGCACCGTTAGCAGTTGTAAATGCAGGATAGTATCCTTTAACACCAGTACCAGACAATTTAAATGCATCAACTGCAGTCATATCAGGATTAGCTAATGATGCAGTAGAAATAGTGATAGTAAAGATACTATCAGAAGTTGCACCAAATGTATCACCAGCAGCAGTAACTGAAGCTGACCATTCTGTATCAAAGTTGTAAGTAGATGCAACAACTGCACCAGAAACGTATTGTGTTGCACTTAATGTAGCAGCGTTAGTTAATGCAGATGAAGTTACATCATTAATAGTGTAACCATATCTACCGCTACCATATAAACCACCAGTTGCTTCACCTTCTTCTTTAGTTACACCCCAAATAGAATCTGCTTGTGAATCTTTACCTGCTCCTGTTGAGAAACCTGGTTGTGCAGTTCCGTATTTGAAATCTAAAAAGAATACAAGTCCAGAAGGCATGTTCATAGGTTGTACAGAAACGAATTCTTTTGCAACAGTTGAACCAAATACTCTTCTTACTAATGGTAATGCAATACCATTCCACTCTTCCGAGTTTGCAGCAGTACCTAATCTAGAAGATTCATGAATTAATCTTTTAGCTTGGTTTTCTAACATAAGTGCCATATTTCTTCTTTCATGATCACTTTCAATTCCTTCTAATAAGTGAGTTGGTTCCCACTTAGCAATAAGACCTCTTGATTCTTCAAGCATTGATCTTTCTGTGTTTCTAGTCTCCGTTAAAAGACTATTTAAGCCATTATTAGCCACTTTTTTTCCTCAATTAAATAAATTATTTATATTAACTTCCATATTTGTAATCGATAATATTCTTCCATCTATTAAAGTCATTAGTAGTATTTTCAGATATTATCTTTTTAACACTTGAATTACCAGCGTGTTTTGCTGTTTCTTTAACTACGATTTTCTTTTTAGTTCCAACACCTGCAACTTCTAAAGAATCTTTGTATGTTTCGTAAATTAATTTTAAACCTTCAATGTTTGTAACAGTTTCAAATTTTTCCATTATCTTTCTTTTTGTAGATTCGTTAATAGAGTAATCTTCAAATAGTTTAGTTTGTAAATCTAATTTAGTTAAATTCATCTCATGTTCCTTAACAACATTTCTATATGAATTAACAGCTTTTCTTAGATTTTCGTTATCAGATTTCAATGTTTTGTTTTCTAGTTTAAGACCATCTACAGTTTTTTGTAACTCTGCAACAACAACGCTATCTTGAATATTCTCTTCTTCTTTTGTAATTTCTTCTGATACTTCTACCATATCTTCTTTTAATGGTTTTTGTTCTGCTTCTGAAGATGATTTTTTAACTGCACTTAATTCAGAGTTTGGTTCGCTAGTTTTAGGAGAATCCATATCTGCTGTTGGATATGCATTTTCATCTACTTCTTCTTGTTTAATTCCAGGTTCAATTTCAATTTCACCTTCAGGTTCTTCTGTTGGTTGCATTTCTTCATCTGGTTGTTCATCTTCAATACCTAATATACTCATTAGGGCTTGTTTTAATTCTTCCATATCAAATTTAATAGGAGCTTCTTCCATTGGTTCTCCCATTGGTTCTCCCATTGGTTCTTCCATCGTATCATCTTCGTGAGAATCCTCACCTAATTCAATTGATGATGGTACTTGTGCTTCTGTTTCAATAGATTCTTTTTCATCTATTTGGTCTGCATCAGGATCTTCTTCTGATACTTGTAATTCGTTCATTTCTTCCATTTTTTCTTCTTCTTCATCTTCTTCTTCTGAAGATTCCATTTCAGAAAGTTTCTCTGTTACAATAGAATTTTGTCTAGGTACAAACCTTTCAAATAATTCCTTTTGTAAATGCTGTGTAAATAATTCTTTTGCACCATCTGTAATTTCGATGGCTTCTTTAAGAATATCTACACTAGGAGTTGTTTCAATGTTTTCCATTGAATTCACTTCTGTGCTTTTCATTAAAAAACCTCATTTTTTGTGTATGATTATTTTCAATCATAATATATTATATAATTTTGTTTATATTTTAAATGGTTATTTTGTAAACCATTATAAACGATGTATTATACATCGCACCTTAATAATAAATATATGTAAAAAATTTTAAAATTTTAATTATCACCTATTTCATAATACCTATCTATAATAATACCAATGGAATCGTAACAATTTGCAATTCTTTCTCTTAATGGTTTTAGCTCTTTTGCTGTCTTTTGCATTAATTTATAATTATCTTGCAATGCCTTCATATCTCTACTAACACTAACCTTATCAAACCAATCTTCGGTTTCTTGTAATGTCAATAAATTTATATTTTCAATTAGATTTCCTAATTCGTTTATAAATTCATACAATCTACCATCATCATACATCATTTCTGATTTTGTTCCATATTGAGATATTTCATGTAATACCGTATTAATATCTTCAGCAGTTAATTTTTTTTCAAAAACTATATTACTATTAAAAGATTCATTTATCTTTGCTTTTTTTAATTCATCTATGAAATTCATATAATTACCTTAATTATAGATTTAATAATTTTAATTTTGTATAATACTCTGGATCTTCTTTTAAATGATCTATTGCTATTTTTATTCTTTCAATTGGATCATCGGTATGTTCCTTTTCTACTTCAACACCCAATTTCAATTGATATATTATATCGTTTTTATCTTCTATTTTATTTTCAAATAGTATTTCTACAAAATTCATATAGTTTCCTACCAAGTTTTACAAGCCCAATATCCTGGCTTAGTTTTATCTGTTTTTTGATCACATTTATGCCTTGCTCTAAATGCCTTTCTTCTTTTCGGATCATTCTTTTTTATTCTCATTCCTTTTTGTCCAAAATCAACCTTAACTATATTTCCTGTTTTTGGATTTTTTACATAAACTTTAAATTTTTTAGAATCTCCACGCATTATCTTATTTAGTTGTACTTTTCTACCATTATATTCTGCTTCATTTATATAAGTGGAATCCATAGTGTTAAGTATAATATCTAATATAAAATCATCTATAACATCATAATATTGTTGTATTTCTCTATCTTGTTTTTCATTAGATATTTCTCTATCTATTTTTTTAGAGAATAATTCTAATTCTTTTTCTGACATAGAATCTGCAACATTCTTTATGTCATCACTAACATTGGATATATTACCACGTTTATATGCTAATGCAGTTGCAAAAAACTTTCTCTGTTTATCTGATTTAGATGGCATTATCTTAATCCGCATTTTTGATTGTAACTACAAAATATATTATAAAATATTTCGTTTAATTGTTTTTCTTTTCTTTCTAATAATACATCAGTTGAATTTTCAGTAATAACACTTTCTCTTACAGGATTCATAAAACTACCATAATTAGAAGGATTAGTTACAAAATCCCAACATATCAATTCATAATCTTCACCAACTTCATATGACTCTTTGTTTATTTGTCTAGTAGAACCGACTCCTCTACTAGATATACCCAATCTATGACCCCTTTTTAGTATGTTTCTTACTATCATACCTGCAGGATTATCATCTAATAACTCTAATCTACCCATAACATTATCATTTTCCCACCAAATATCAGTTATAATATGAGATGCATTTTTAGCCTCAACAATTGTTGATTCTGGATGATCTAATTCTCCATAAGCACGATTTTCATTAACAAATTCTTTTATATATCTATTAACTTCACGTTCAAATATTCTTCTAGGATATACTCTACCATTTTTATTTGTTTTATCTATTGTGGTTAATATACCTTCCACTATCATAGTAGAATTGGAACCAGCATTCTCTGTTAAAAACGATTTTGTTGGTTTGAATATGTTATAATCTAGAATTAGAGGTTTCATTTTCCCTTTCCATTTTCTTTTTTATAAATTTATTTTTTTGATTTACACTATTTTTCTTTTCAGATTTACTAATGTAATATATTTTTCTTTGGACTTCATATATAAAGTTACTGTTTTTTTGTTTCTTTTTAAATCTTTTTAGCATAGAATCTATACCCTCATTGCCTCTGTTGACAACACCGAATTTCATATAAAACCTTTATTTTTCTGTATATAAATTGCTTATTAATTCACTAACTTTTTCTAATTTATCTTTTAATTTTGTTATTCTTTGCTTAGATCCATATAACAAATGTTTATTATCCATACCCACTTCATTTTTAAGTTTAGATGCATGACGCAACATTTGCTCTACTTTACACATATCAGAGTATAATAGTTTTATAGTTTTATTTAATCTATCTTTATCATTTGTAAATGATTCATCTGATTTGTATTGTTTATAGGTTGCTTCTTTCAATTTTTTGTTACAACCACATGATGCTCCTTTTTTACAACCACACTTTTTTGCAAATGCATAAGGAATATTATAACCGGGTGTAGAATCCGAAGTGTTTCCCTCGGAATCACCACCACCATCAGACGAAACAACACCCCCTTCTCCGTCTTCTTCTATTTTGTTTTCATATAAAAATTTTACAAAGTTCATTATTTAATCTCCATTGTATTTGCTAGTTCATATATATACAATAAACTAGATACGTGATTATTATTTATTTTATCCAAAGTAACTATATTATCCAAAATAGATATTACTTCATTTAATTTATAATAATTTGCATCATCTAAAGTATATTCCTCTTGTATTTTTAAAATTTCAGATTTTAAACTAGGAACCGATGTTCTTATATATTCTACCATACGTTTATTATTAGAAACATTCTTCATATATTCCGATAACAAATCCTTTTGGTTTTCCGATAAAGATGAAAATTTATTATTAAAAGTTTCTATAAAAAGATTCAATATCTTTTCTCTTTCTTCTGAAGATCTATTTAAGAACTCTTGTATTGTAGAATCTTGTCTATTTTTAATATGAGTAAGATGATCTAATACATAATATATATGGTCTGCCGAATCTGTTTCTGAATATCCATTTTCTATTATATAGTTTATAGATGCTAATAATTTATAATTTGGTATTTTTAATTTAAATAATTCTTTAATATCATACGTTTCTTTAAGTTCTTTAACTAAATTCCATCGTTCTCTATCTAATTTTTGTCTATTTATTTTTTTAGACATCTCCAATACATTATCCAAAAGTATTTTTGCTTTTGTTTCGGATACAGATGTTGTATCCATTAATGTTCTATATAAACTATATTCCTTTGCTATTTCAGAGTCTTGCTTAAAATATTTGTAAATTATGTTTGATATTGATGATTGTTTTTCATTTAATATATCATCCGTTATTTGCCTAGTCATAAATTCAAACAAAAGACCTGTATTTCTATATTTAGAATGTTTATTTTTATTAGTCATAATATATTTTCTCTAAATTATTAATTCAACCTATATTAATATAACATTTTATATATACCAAATCATTTGTTTGAAATGATAACATATTACTATAATATAAATATAAGCAAAAATAGTTTTAAATTATTGCTGCCCCTTATCCTTTACATATGATGTATTTTTTATATTGGAACTTCTCATCATTTCCTTTGTTCCAAGCGTATCGTATGTAAAGTTATTTTCGTGAGAATTATACTTATCTCCTTCAGGTGGCCTACCAACCGGATTACTTGTTTTTTGTCCATTTGATATTGCTTTACCAGTAGATACAGGATCATTCCCTTCTAATTCTATTTGTTTATATCTAAACGCTTCTTTTTTATCATCTATTAATCTATTTTTTTCAATTTTAATTTCATCATCACTTAGATTATAAATAAATTTATATATATAATCTTTTGAAAATAAATTAGTATCTAACATATGCTTTGATACATTTACTTTAGATTGCATTAATGTTAGCATTTCTTGTTGATATATAACGGACGGATTATTTAACTTAACATCAAATCTAGTTAAATCTGATAGTTTAAATCCTTGTGTTGTTAAGTGTATATATCCTATTTTCTTTAATTCCGATTCAATTTGCCTTTGTATTCTTTCTATCGATCTTGCAAATCTAACATCTTGTGCGGCTAAACTAGATCTACCAGATGTTTCATCTTCAAACCCAAGATATGATTTTGGAACCATTAATCCTGCAAATAATCTATTTTTTAAATAATCTATCTCATCTATCATATTATTATTATCCATACCTTTTAAAGTATCGATCATAGAACCATCTTCTTTCCCTCTAACAGGTATAAAGAAATCTTCGTTTAAATTTTGAATATTATATCTAAGATTATATTCTCCTGTTTTTTGATTATATATTGGAACTTGTTTTAATTCTTGTGATACTCTTTCCATATAAGCATCTATTGCTGATGGTTCTATGCCTGCAACATCTATTTTAAATATTCTTTTATGTGGTGCTCTGGTAATTCTATGAATCATCATTGCATCTTCCATCAAAGATATTTGTTTCCAATGTTTTCTAACACCTTCAAGTA